GGTTGTCTTGAAGGCTGACCTGAAGGTATACTTGACGGTTGACCTGACGGTTGACCTGAAGGTATACTTGACGGTTGCCCTGACGGTTGACACGATGGTTGTCCTGAAGGTTGACTACTAGGTTGCACTGAAGGTTGTACTGAAGGTTGTCCGCTAGGTTGACTTGATGGTTGTCCAGTAGGTTGTCCGCTAGGTTGACTTGATGGTTGTCCGCTAGGTTGACTTGATGGTTGTCCAGTAGGTTGCCCCGTAGGTTGTGTAGTTGGTTGAGATGTAGGTATATTCATTAAATTTTCCCACCATAATACTTTATCATCAGAACCAGAAGAGGTTATTACATCTATAAATCCATCACCATTTACATCTATTGGAAATAATGAAGTAACTGAATTAACCCCGTCAGAAATAACGTGTTCTGTAAAACTCTCTGAACCATTATTTTCCCACCATGAAACAGTATTATCATTATTAGCACCAGTTATTATATCTATATCACCATCTCCATCAATATCTATAGGATATATTAGAGATGCGCCGTTTACACTATTACTTATTACATGTTCTGTAAAACTTTCCGAACCATTATTTTCCCACCATGAAAATGTATTGTCGCTATAAGCAGCAGATAAAACATCTATATCTCCATCCCCATCTACATCGATTGCAAATACATCTATCGCACCATTAGCGCTTGTTGTAATTGAATGTTCTGTAAAACTTTCTGAACCATTATTTTCCCACCAAGCGATAGTATCATCTCCATAATATACAGATAAAACATCAATATCACCATCTCCATCAAGATCTATAGCAAATACTTTTCGTGGTTGGTCTGAAGAGCTAGTAATGATATGTTCTGTAAAACTTTCCGACCCATTATTTTCATACCACGCGACAGTATCATCACGATTCGAGGCTACCAATACATCTATATCACCATCACTATCAATATCAATAGCAAAGACCGACCTTGCTGCATCTGCGTTATTTGTAATGATATGTTCTGTAAAACTTTCCGACCCATTATTTTCATACCACGCGACAGTATCATCGCGATTCGAGGCTACCAACACATCTATATCACCATCTCCATCTATATCAATAGCGAACACGGACCTTGCTGCATCTGCGTTAGTTGTAATGATATGTTCTGTAAAA